GGCGTAACGTCTACGCCCTGACATAGTCAGAATCCATATCCCAAGCCGAAGAGGCCGGAGAAAGGACCATGACATGAACTCTGCAAAGAGTTTAATGTCGGGACTGACGCTGCGACTCCTTGTTACTGGTATACCAACCTATGCTATTAACCCCTTTGCGGAGTTATTAGTTAGGTGGGCTACTTGTAGCGGCGAAGAGTGGACGGTTAAGAGATGTAAATCTCTTAAAATGACACTCATTCAGTTACGCTCAGGTTCTCCTGTGACTACTCCTTTAGCAAGGAATAGACATGGGGAAATCAAGGGCGTAGTTGGCTCGTTGGTGAGATACGGCTTAAAAAGCAACAAGAACTTTGTGAAGGTTCTTAGCGCTTTTATGGCTTATTCTCACTGGATCTCTAGTCAAGTGACTAGGGCCCAAAAGGATAAGTTCCTTACAGCAGTCAACGCTAATCCACCATCTATCGAGGTGATGGATCCCCTGAAACGTTCTTTGGAAAGAACGACAAGGGCTGTAGTCCGTGGTAGAACCATTCATGGAAAGCCTCACTCCTTATTCACCTGGAGAGGTTCCTCTGAAAAGAGGTCCCCTTCTGATGTTTTTGGAGCCTGCGCACAAGATAGCCGTGTTCCTAGTGAGATTTATCTCATGAAGAACATTACTACCCGGGAACATGTTCAAAAGCTTTGGCATGACATTTATTGTCATGTTTTAGCAGGTATTGATGAGAAGCGTTTCTTTGATACGCATTTCATCTCTACTGTTTTTGAACGTGAACCCATGTATGCAGGTGAGGTTCATTTCCTTCAAGAGCCTGGGTACAAGCTTAGGAGTATTGCATCTCCTTATAGATTATTCCAGGTGGCTTCCGAGCCACTAAAGAATGATCTAGGTCAGCTTGTTCGTAGCCTTGAATGGGATTGTACCCATGATCAAAGCCGTGCATTCCCAATCATTCAGGAAGTGCTTCGGCAGCATAAAACAGTCTACTCTGTAGATTTGTCTAGTGCTACTGATTACTTCCCATATGAGTTGCAGGAGGTAGTTTTGGAAACTATCTTCGACAAAGATAACCCTTACCTCCAACTTTTCCGAGATGTTTCTCGGGCTTGTTGGAAGTCTGAGTTAGGTGTTATTCGTTGGAACCGGGG